AAAGCTGCTACTGCTCCAGAACCTAACAAAAACAAAGGCTCCCCTCACTCGACAATTGGTGACGGTACATGCCAAGTTAAGTTGTCACGTTCTGCTGCTGGAAGGAAAACCATAGTAACCCGGAGTGAAACCCGTAAGACATCGCCTGACTTGAAATATGTCAGTGTTTGCCCAAAATGCAAATTCAATGTCTTGGTTGATTTTGCAAAGTACCAATCAACAAAACTCTCCAATATGTTTTGTGATCAGTGCAGTGCGTTTCCGGCTGGATGTCGCACCCTTCGCAAGATTGGTCTTGTTGACGACAACAGTCAACCAAAGGGAGTCAACCCTATAAAACCGCACCCACGTGCGCCTGTGGAAGGAAAACCACTCTCACCCAAACCCAAGCCGGAAGGAAAACCGAATGGAAAAACCGCGCCGGAAGGAAAACCGAACAAACAAACCAAACCGGAGGGCAAACCGGTGACCAAACCAAAACCGGAGGAAAAACCGGCATTAAAAGCCCCTGAACCGATTAAGGGAGCGGCCAAGCGTGGTGGCCGCGGGAGTGCAACAACCACCAAGATTGAAGGAAAACAATCTCAACCTAGCTCACCAAAACAGGCTAGATCAACAACCCCCGAGGGTAAACGGGAGTGCACGTCACCACACCAACCGAAGAGGTTCGTGACATTATGCAATTATTGTGAGTGCAACATCATATGCGAACAAAATGTGTATGATTCAATACCCAAGCACAAAAGGGTGTGCCAACATTGTGCTACTGACAAATATAAACCAACCGGCAGGTTGACATTCGCACCCCTGGGCCCATTTGTCCCAAAACAAAAGTCTCCACCCCGCACACCAAGTCCTACCCCTAAAGCAGATTTGGATGAGACTAATAAATTAGTTGATGCTTTAATTGCCAAGATTAAACGGCATGAACCAATCCCTAATTTAAACGAGTGCACGAATTCACCAGCTCGAGTGGTGGGTCCTCCAGTGAATTCGGAACAAATACTGACCGAGATTATAATGCGAACTGCACCAATAACCTCGAAGGATACCCTATCAGAGGTATCGACCACCACGGCAGGTCAATCTTCGTCGACGCAGATGAGTTCTCATACTCCTACGACAACATCGACTTGCACGCCTACCCCTACTTCCAACGTTTCATCTACTCACCCCCTGACAGCAGACAGTCAGGATGAGGTTGAAATTGTCATACAAGGAGGCGGGGATGATGTAATTCCTGATCCGGAAGGCCCGAATGGCCCATCAGGTCCACCAGATGATGGTGATGATGATGACTGGGATGATGACCTAGATCCTGACGACCAGGAACTTTTGAATTTCTTGTCGGCTAGTTACAAATGTACCTGTTATCGTAAGACAGGAGTTTGGATCTATAATTTGCTACTGATTTTGGTGGTCCTATCCCTTTTCATCCTATCAGGCATGCATGCCCACATTGGTGGCTGCAATGCTTGGGTTATTGTTCCGCTACTACTTACTGGTGTAATCATCGGTCACGCTACCTGGGCTTTAGCAATTCGTCCCAAGTCCCCAGAGCCTGATCGCCCTGAGTGGTGGCCCATCCTTGTCATGCTGATAGCCTTCCCCTTGGTCGTCTATCACTATTACTTAGATGTTCATGGTGATTTCTTCTGGGATCACATGATGTTTCTAAGAGAGCACTATGCTGACGTTCAAGCTGCGTACTACACCTGTTTTGTACAGAGCGTGTCAATTACTGTTCTCTTTCTAATCGCTTACGACAGAGGATTCACTCGAATGTGCTTCCAATGTTCTGCTCGTCGTGTTATAACAGATTGTCACGTTATTTCACCGGAGATGTTTGCTTACGCTTACGAGAGGTCCATGCATATACCAAAGGACGTCAAGCATCTCAAGCAGTTAGAGGTAATGCTCAGTTCATGGTGCAAAAGAGTTAAGTGCGATGCTGCGAACCCCCACAGATGGTCAGAGTTCAAGTGCTGTGATCAGATTATAAAAGTCACAACAGCAGTCGCCCAGCATCACGAATATGAAGCCAAATGGTCAAGCTACCTTCTTACTTGGCTACATTGGACCCTCCAATCGCACAAGTTTGCCACTACTGGTGACTTAGGATTGGGACCAGGTTTACCTGGTCGTTGACAAGGCCCCGCTTTGGTTCCTGCTCTTTGCAGTGCCCCTGGTAAAGTTTACAAGAAACTAGCTAAAGGCTGCAAATTGGGTAGAGTCCCGGATCCAACGGGGTTGGAACACGAAAGAAGGAAACTTACTCACTTAGCACTCCCCCCTTTCGCGGAGTTGTTTATTCCTTGCGCGCACTATGATTGCCCATGCAATCAGTTAGTTGCCATACACAATCGAATTGCCGGAAAAGTGCCTGAACCAACCCTGGAGGGAATCAGATACACTAAGATTGGCGCAGGTTATATTAAAAGGGCGTTACCATTCACACACGTCCAGAGACTGGGTAAGTTTGCGGAAAAGTACACCGGAAAGAAGCGGCAACGCTATCTTGACGCTGTCGATCACGTTCTCGAAAAAGGTATCGTAAGAGAGGACAGTGATGTCTCAATGTTTATAAAGTGTGAGAAAATCGATCCAACTGTGAAAGTCAATCCTGACCCCCGACCCGTTCAGTTCCGAAACGCCAAGTACTGTGTGGTACTGGCAGCCTATCTCAAGCCTATTGAGAGGCACTTGTACAGATTAAAATTGCATCATAGAAACATGCCTCGTGTTCGTGTGATTGCTAAAGGACTGAATCAGCCCGAAAGGGCACAGTTGCTCGTGCGTAAGTTGTCTTACTTTAAGAATCCGATCATATTATCACTAGATATGTCGAGATTCGATCAACATGTTGATGTTGCACTACTGAGGGTCGAACACGGTGTTTACAAACACTGCAACAGTGACCCGCTGCTAGCACAAATTTTAGATTGGCAGTGCATCAACAAAGTCAAGACTTCCACTGGAATAAGGTACACCACATTAGGAAAACGCATGTCTGGGGACATGAATACAGCCCTTGGTAATTGTATAATTATGATATCCATGACTGTAGGAGTGATGACCCAACTAAACGTGTTTTTTGACATCTTAGATGACGGTGATGATTGCCTGCTTATAGTAGAGAAAGAGAATGTAGCTATGGTTAAGTCCAAGTTGCCCGATATGTTTCTACACTGTGGTCACGAATTAAAGATCGAAAATGAAACTTCCAACATATATGAGGTTGCGTTTTGCCAATCAAAACCAATCGAGACTCATCTAGGTTTGAAGTTCGTAAGAGATCCAATCAAGGTGATGTCCTGTTGCCTGGTTGGTCGTCGGTGGACTACCGCACCTAAGTGGCTTAGATTAGCTTACGTGTCTGGTCTTGGTGAGTGTGAACTCATACTCAACATAGGTGTCCCCGTGCTCCAATCTTACGCCCTAGCGCTCCTTCGCAACTCTGAAGGTGCCCAAGCTAGGTATGATACAGAAAGCGGTGAGTGGCTGAGAGCCTTGAGAGAGAGTAGACTGTACAAGCATCTCAAGATGGAAGACGGAACATATGATCTCACCATCACCGACGACGCCCGCCGTTCTTTTGAATTAGCATTCGGAATTACGATAAATCGACAGTTGCAGATGGAGCATTATCTTGATAACTGGACATTTAATGTTGGAGGCAACACAGAATGCTCATCTACCTGGAACCCGCTAACATGGGAAAATGACCGTGAAACGTTCCCGGAGATTGGTGACCTCTAACTGGGATTTATCCCACAATATTATTAATGACAAACAAAAATAATTCCCAAGCTAATGCCCAGCAGAAGGCGAATTCTGCACAAAAGAACAAACGAAGAAGGAGAAACAAGAAAAACCAGCAAACCAAGAATCAACAAGCCCACCCAAAAGCTCCTGTAGCAATAGGTACAGTTGCCAAGGGTAAGGCCCCCAGCATGGTCCAGAAAAAGAGGTCTGTGTGTGTGAGTCATAGGGAGTACATTCGTCAGTTAAACGGCGGAGCATCAACCGATGAGTACATATACATAAATGTCAACCCCGGACTTGTTGAGATGTTCCCATGGTTGTTCCCAATAGCCACAAACTTTGAGCGCTACAAATTCAATAGGCTCCAGTTTGCATTTGAACCCGAGCGTGCATCCAATACTAGTGGTAGTATTGTCATGTCGTTCGACTATGATTCAGCTGACCGCAATGAGGTTAGCAAAATGGTTCAGATGAACGATGAAACATCAGCCAAAGGCAATTTGTGGACTCCACTCAAAATGGATGTCAAACCCAAATTACCTCGCCAAGCTGATTCGTATTTCGTCAGAACAGCCGCACTATCCGCAAATGAGGACATCAAAATGTACGATATGGGCAAACTCAATATCGGGATCTACAACTCAGGCATATCTTCAGTTGTAGGTGACTTGGTGGTAGATTACGAAGTGGAGTTTTTCGTACCCGAATATGGAAACTCTGCAGCTCGTGCCTCCCTAGGAGGATCCTATGATACAAACACCAACGGCTTGCTGTTGGCAAAAGTGTCAGGAAATTTGCCCGCAAATCTTGTTGTAACTGGCACCTCAACAGCGCCGGTTTACACCTTCACCTTCACCGCTCCGTGGTCAGGCTATGCACACATGTCCGCAGGAGGTGGCACTTTAGTAGGTGCCAGCGTCGCAGGTACCGGCACCATCACAAATGATGTAGCTGCCATAAATTCAGCAGCCACTGTGCTAGTCCAAGGAACACAACTGTTAATGCAGCCAGGACAAACTGCTATTTGGGCACCCACAAATGCCACACTTACCAATTTGTACCTCGTGTTCGGACAGGCTCCTGAAAGCGCGTAGGTAGCCGCGCTATAGAAGTAGTGAGACGATTTAGGAACGTCTTAAAAGAAACTCCGA